GAAAGGCGCGGGAGATAGAACTCGACTCGCTGGAAATTCCGATTGTATCGCTTCCGAAACAGTTGCATATTTAATGCTTCTGCTTGAAGAGGCGATGCCACAATCTTACAAGGATAGGATGATCGAGACGTACCAAAGGGAATTTTCCCATAAGTATCCTCGACATACTTCCAAATAAGAGAGCTAACTGGGATGTATCCTTTTCTAACCATTTGATTGGCAAGAGAAGAATACGCAGCTAGAGCGGACCCGTCGAACTTCTTGTTCGACCACCGGGTATGTAGCCGCAGAGGAGTAACATCGATGCCTTTAAAAGCATCCATGCCACAACTCTCACGGAATTGCCCAGTGATACAAGACTTGTCTCGATTGACCAATAGGCCAACCGACTCAAGAGCTTGTATGCTAAGCAAAGCCCACTCTGTAGGAACGATTATATCGTCCCCATAGACGTAGACTTGCCTTCCCACTCTTTCCAGTGGCAAATTCTTACCGCGTATTACCGCAGAGACAATAACCACCCAGAAGATATACGCTTCAACAGGAAAGCATAAAGCTGATCCCATTGGCGCATACTTCTGGAGGGGTATTACTCTCCCATCTGGGAGCTCAGTCTCGGTCGTACGGCAGGCTTCTAATGCTCGAACCAGTTCTGGAGAACGCTTAAAAATTCTCCGAACGAGTTCAAGTGAAACCCTGTCTGACGCATCTTTGAGATCAAGGGTAGCAAAACGCTCGCTAGTAGAACTAGTCTGCGCAAGGCTGCGATTGACGTCTTGATGTGTGAAATTGATACGACCTCTCGTATACCTGTTACGGTATTCAAGATGGTTTGCCAACTTCCGCCCGAGTCCCTGCTGAATCCACTGGTATTCCAGGGGTTCGCAGGAAATAAGGCGCGGACCCCGTGAATCTTTTGGTACGAGTACGACTTTGGCACGTCCTCTTTCGAGGCGTTGCAAAAGACGATACCAGTCCAATCGATCGGTAAGTTCGCGAGCCCCTCCGACAACATAATAGTTGTAGTAGGGGAAGACCTGGTGAATAGCATCAAAAAGTCGGGTAAAGACCCACTTTTCTTCAAGCTTCTCACCTGTCGCCACCGCTCCCGGCCCATGTCGCGGTAGAATGTCTTTGTGGTTGAATCCATAAAAGACTTTCTGCGTGATGATTTCCGCCAACTGAAATAATTCAGTGGAAGAGGGATCATCGGCCAGCTTGAGGCCCGCATCTGTAGCTATGAAGTTCTCGATTACTCGAGATTCTTCAGCAACAGAATAGGGTAGCTCTAGCTTATACGCGAAAAAGCATACCTGTCGCAGAAACTTTACTGCTTCAGGACATGCTTCGGCCAAAAGTAGACCGTGTTCATCGAACACTAGGTTAAAGTACACCTGCAGAAATGCGGGCCTACTTGCTCCACTTTGAGAGGAAAACTCTCTAATGGGGTTGAACCTACCACTCACCAAAGCTTGATCAATAGCCTTTCCCAATCGGGGAAGGGTCTTGGTCAGGAAGGCGAGTCCTTCGGAAGAGAAGCGAGACTTTAAGGTCTCAACATCCCTTCCTAAGGATTTGTGTACTGATGAATCGATCTCGAGAGGACCACTCCGAACAAGCTGCGCATGCAGGCGGAGATAAAATATCTCCTCTTGGCTTTTCAAGGGACCTTGTTTCAAGGCGACCTTCCAAGGCCAAGTAACGCTTGCGCACCCACTTGCGACCTAGGGTGCAAGTATCATCTTGCGAAGATGGTAACAGATCTCATCCGGGGGGATAAGAGAGCTATTAGCTTTCCCCTCGCAGGATGGCATCGAGATTCGCATGACTGGCGTAGCCAGTCAGAGACGAGTCGGTGAGGAAATCGAGCAATGTGGAAACCACATCAGCGATGACCACGCTTGTTACAGCAACGTCACGGGGAATCGTCAACGTAAAGTTGGCATTCACCGTAACGCTTCCGACAGCAGACGCGACAGTCTTGTTCACTTGAACAAGATGCCGATCCACAACGTTTGGACTCTTTCCACTCGAGCTGTGCTTAATTTGAAGCACAGACGGGAGAGAAAGAGTACTGGCGATGTCGATCCGACGAGATCCAGTCTGATCAGTATTGGTCAGGCGGAAAATCTGGTCGGTTCCGTCCGCTTTATCGAGCGTAAGATCGTTTGCAAGCACCTTGGCACCTCGCATTAATAGGCACCAACT